GGTCAGTTGTTATCTCAGGTTAATCCTTCAGGTTACTTCCAAGCTGCATCATTATCACTGAAATCTATGAAGACTAAAAATAGTCCTGATATTGCTAAGATATTAGCTGATACAGCAGAAAGATTAGGTGGAGACCCTGCATTTGCAGAAGCTGCATCGTTAATGGCACAAGGACAACCACAACAACAAGGTGGTTCATTAAGCGGACAATTAAAACTACCACAGAATACAAATGAAGGAGTAGACTAATGGGTGCTATAAGTAAACTAATTGGTGCTGGCCTTAAGAAAGCTGCTAAAAAAACAAAATTAATTAAAGAAGTAACAGTTGAAGTAGTAGACCCTTCTACTAAAACTGTTAAAGAGTTAGAAGCAGTATTAAACACTTTACATAAAGCCAGTAGAACTAAAAGTACAGCTGAACAAATAAATAGAGTAGGAAAACAATTAGATGTAGCCAAAGCTGCAGCTAAAGTTAAAGCTAATAGTATGCGAGATGCTGGACTTGGTGGAGCTAAGAAACAAGCTACTCGTAAGACTAAACCTAATAAAGCACTACAAAACAAAGCATCTAAAGAAGGTAAAACTGATGCTGAAGTTCAAGCTCTTAAGCGTAAGCAAGGACCTAAACAGAAACGTTTAAATAAAGTAGGTATAGGTACTAAAAAAGATTTACAGAAAAGTAACCCTGGTGCGTATGATGAATTAAATCAAAATACAGCAGATGAATTGAAAACTTTACGTAGTAAACAAAAAGGACAAGCTACAGCAAAGAAAGCACCTAATAAGTCTTCTAAGATGCAAAGTACTGACTTTGTTAAAAAGGGTCTTGGTAAAGGTAAACAAGCAACTAAAAAGAAGAAAAGTAAAGCTATGCAAGATGCTGCGGCTATTGCTGCTGGTGCGGCAGGTGGTGCAGCTGTACATCAAATGACTAAAAAGAAGAAAGGTAAAAAATAATGGAAGACCTAAACGCTCCGAGCGATGTAATGACAGGTAAGATTGGTATCAGTACTGTAGGTATCGAAGAACCTGGTAAAGAACCTAAGACCTTAATAGTAGGTTCAGGTGATACTGAAGCTGATACTTTAGCTCAGTATGCTGAAAAACGTTTTGTTACTTCTGCATTAGAAGAAGGTCAGCATGTAAGCACTATTGAACAAAGGTTGATTGATGAAAAAGGTATGGAGCCGTATGATGCACGTAGCGTATTATTAGATGGATTAGCTCCAGGTGTATCTAAAGCACTAGAAAACTTAGATGAAGATAACCTTAAAATAATCATGGTTAATCAATTAGGTTACTCTGAAGAATTAGTTAATGACTTATTTGAGACTCCAGATGAAGCTATAGGTCGTTACCGTCCACCTATCTTAAATGATGTCACTGAAACAGTTGATGTAAAGGATGAAGACTTATCTCATTTAACTGCAATGGCAAGAAATGTACAAGTGTTACAAATGCCTATATTAAAAGGCTTAGTTTCTTATGTCAGTGAAGATAAAGCTGGCATGCAAAAGTTTAACCGTCAACGTATGGACTTAAGTTATGCTGTAGCTAACACATTACGTAAGATGGGTAGAAATATTGAAGTTGATGAAGCAGGTGATTTAATGGAAGTTACTGAAGCTGGGTCAGTTAAGATAGATGAAAGTATTTTATACGATATAGCTGCAGCTGAAATGGAAATAATCGGTGGAGCCAGTGCTAGTATCTTAGCTTATAAAGCTGTTAATACGTTAACTCAAACACCAGGTTTTGGTAAGTTCGGCTGGTTTACTAAGTCTGCAATGAAAGTTGGAGCAGCAGCTATTGCAGGTGGAGGTGGTGCAAGTATAGGTCGTTCATTAGATTTGCTCCATAATTCTATAAGAGTTAAAGAACAACTTGATGCTAAATTCGTAATGGCACGTATGAAAGATGCTGGTATATTTGCTACTACTACTGAAATTGTTGGTGCTCCACTTATAGCAGGTGGTTTTAAACTTATAAAAGGTCTTGGTAGAGGTTATGACTTTTTTGTAGCTGGTAATAAAGAAGGTGCGTATAAAGCACTTAAAGATTTAATGCATCTAACTGATGACCAGGTAGATGAGATAATTGTAGAATGGGAAAAAGCTACAGGACTTAAAGCAGAAGGCTCTCAAGCTAAGAGAGCACTAAGTATTATACCTCAGACTGAACCTGGTGGAGAGCATATTATACGTACTGCTGCTGGTTTAAATCCTTCTTCAAGTGCAGCAATAGCAAGAAGTATTAGCGTGCGTGCTAAAGACTTATTATTCAATACAGGTAGAATGACTAACGATAATATCGGTTCTGTAATGAATGATGAACTTAATAAGTATGTATCATCTGTTAAAGACTATTATACTGGTGTTAAAGAAATAGCTGCAGATTCTATGGTTGATACTAACTATCGCTTCAATTATGATAAATTAGCTTTAGACCCTCTTATGGACAAGATTCATGCAAGTTTAACTAATCCTGCAGTAAGAGATAGATTTGAGCTGTACATGAATCGTGTACGTGACTTAGGTAATGTACAAAAAGCTAAAGAAACTACTAAAACTATCCAGCGTCCTTTTGCAAGAGGTGGAGCTAAAGAAACAGTAGTTAAATCTGCAGCTAAAGTAACAGAAACACCAAATCAATTACGGTCATTTGAAGACTTACTTGAATTACGTAAAACTGTAAATGAGTTCAAGTCTCGTACTAAGATAGTTAATAAGAAAGATTTTGAGGCTATTGGTAGTGTACTAAAATCAATTGATGCAGAGATAAGTAAAGTAGCTAAGAATAACCCTGTTATGGGTGCATCATGGAATAAGGCCTGGAAGCAAGCTAATATAGAATATTCTAAGATGTTTAAACTAAAAGAAAATATACTCTTTAAAGCGTTAACAAGTAAAGGTATAAGTTCTACTAAAGTTGTAGCTGCTCTTAAGAATAAGATAACTTCTATTGACGGCACATTCATGTCTGTATTAGGTAAGCTACCACCTAGAGCTAGAGCACATGCAGAAGGTGCAGTGTTTGATGCATTAGCTAAGAAACATACGATAGGTGTAGAGAGTGGGACACAAGCTACACACTTTACTAACTTGGCAGATGAGCTTGCACATGTAGGTTTTACAACACCTAAAGCAAGAGAATTGAAGCGAGCAGTAAATGCTATGGCTAAAGTATTTAAAAATGATGTAGAACTTTCACGAGCTACTGGTCAAGTTGCTGCTCCACGGTTCCAAAGTTATTTGACTACAGACCCTGTTATTCGTCTGAAGTATGAGATAGCTAGTAACTTATTTAACTATGTTAAACGGTTGATACCCGGTAAAATAGGCAACACTACTGCTCTGACTACAAATGTAGCTAAGCTTATGGAGAATCCTGGTAACTCTAAAACAATGGCAACTATATTACGTGAGTTACCCCAGGACCATGCATTACAAGCTAAAATTAGACAGTTAGCTATTGAGTATGCAAAGTTTGGGTATAAAGAAACTTATCCTAAAGTGCCTTTGTATCGAACAGGTGTACCAGGTTCTATGACTAAAGCAAAAGATGGACCATTGGGTAAAGGTCAATACTGGAGTACAAGTAAGAGTGCAATTCGTGCTCGGTCTCGTATCACTGGTGGCAAGGTTATAAAAGAGCGTTTCTTGCCTAGTCGTATAGCTACTGAGCAAAATATAAAAGATGCATTAGGAGTTGAAGACTTTGATATGCGTTTATATAGAGATGATAGTAAATTACAAGAAGTCTTAAAGAACCAGGGCTTTGATGGTTTATCAATTGGTGAAGAGGTTTTAATATTTAAATGAGTTCATTTAGTACAAGGTCTGCAGCTAATCTCGCTACGTGTACTACTGGTATACAGCGTGTTATGAATGCAGTAATAAAAGAAATAGACTTCTCGGTTATTTACGGCCATAGAGTAAAAGCTCTGCAGAATAAAGCATTTGCAGATGGTTTCTCTACTAAACAATGGCCTGATTCTACCCATAATGAAGTTCCTTCTAGAGGGGTTGATGTATTACCATATCCTTCCGGTTGGCCACAAGATTCTGATAGTGATTTAGTTAAGATGCATAAAATTGCACATTTCTACTACTTAGCTGGTGTTATTGATACTAAGGCAAAAGAACTAGGAGTTAACTTACGTTGGGGTGGAGACTGGGATATGGATAAGGACTTTCTTGACCAAACATTTGATGATTTAGCACATTTTGAGGAAGTACTATGACTGGGGTAAGTAAAGAAGAATTAGAAGAAGTTCTAACAAAAGCACTAGGTTCACCACCGGACACGATACCTGCAGCTGTGCATGATACACACCATAAATTTGTACAATTACAGATGGAAAAAGATGAGCGTAGGCAGAAACGTTGGGAAAAAGCACAGCAGTCAGTTATAGGTACTATTGTCACTGTATTAACTGGTGCAATTCTTTGGGTAGGTAAAGTAGTATTTGATTATGTAACACATAACGGAGGTAATCACTAATGTTATCATTATTAGCAACTGCACTACCGAGTCTTCTTGGTCTTGGTGGTAAAATGATTGAAGATAAAGACAAGAAAACAGAGTATGCGTTTAAGTCTTTAGAGCTAACAAACAAAGTTATAATGGCGCTTATTAATACTAAGACTATCCCTTGGGTAGATGCTTTAGTTAAATTAGCTTATGCTGGTGATGCTATTATTAAGAGTTTATTCACACCTGTACTAACTGCTATTGCATTTGGTTTTGGTTTATACTTTGAACTAAATAGCATTGAAATATCTACTGGTGTAGAAGCAATCTTATTTGGTAGTTTTCCTTCTTGGCGTATTGCAAGACAGAAAGAAAAGAATGCTAAAATGGAAACAGATAAGATTAAGGCTAAAAACTTCACTAATTTCGATGACGAGGACTAACAAGATGGAAAATGAAAAGATGTTACTTGCAGGCAGTTACTTTGGTAAAAGTGATGAAGCACAAGGCAGACTTGATGCTGCAGCTAAAGGCGAAGAGTTTGTTAAAGAGGGTGTTACACCTGTAGTAGAAGACCCTAACGCCGAACGTACTGCTCAATGTATTAAAGAGCATGGCGAAGGGTATATCTATGACCCTAGCCTTGAAATGTGCTCATACCAGAGTAAATAGCTTTATTCAGTGGGTCATGCTTGAGGGGCTTCGATGGATGCTCCTCAGGTTGACTACAGTGAAATAATAGTATAAGTATACTAAATAGCACTATATAAGATAATTTCATAAGTAAGCATCCAAGAAGTCTCTAACCTCAGCTGCACTAGTCGCCACTAAAAATAAACCTCCAGCAGCTTCAATCATTGTACCATTAGCTAATTGTAGTGGTGATGCATTCGCACCTGGCATCTTAACTTCTATACCAATAAATTTGCCACTAATACAACACAATAAATCAGGAATACCAGCACGATTAGATGTGATAGTTTTAACAACGTAACCTCCTCTAGCTTTAATATATTTTTGTATCTTAGCTTGTATATCTTGTTCTTTCATTTTAGTTTCCCCACTGCTGTTTAAATACATTAGTACCTTCAGGAGTACTCCATAACATTACCTTACTTTTTATCATAAAAACTCCTTATAAATCAAGGACTTAGGAGCCTCCAAATCCTGGGCTCCTGTGGTCCATTCTAAGACGACTAAATTAGGCCTTATTAATCATATCTAGACTCAATTAAAATGTCTTAAACAAGACCTCATGAAGCCTAAAATCGTCAGAAATCACTTATCGAACCTAACCATAACAAAGCGAGGCAAAAATAGACTGTACTCACCAGTACGACTATCTTTTATTACTCCGTTGTGTTTAACTTCTATCTGTCTGAATATAAATTCAGACTCTGGTAGTCCACGTTGTAAGTCTGTTAGACCTGAACCAACTTTAACTGTTACTTCTTTGCCATCAACAGTACCTTGACACTTCAGTGCACCTATCATACCTTGGTATTTACCTTCACCCGCCATGATATTAATACACTTAAGTTCACTGGTTATAATCTCTTTAACTTTAACCCAATCTTTAGACCGTTTAAAAGTATACAAGTGGTCTGCTCTCTTTAGAATAAGACCCTCAAACCCAGATGCAATTATACTCTCATATATCTCAGTAACACCTTCTGGGCTATGTGCTTCATAGGTGTGTGCTAACCGTACCATTGTACTATCTGTCTGTGCTAGTACTTCCCTTACCAATGAATATCGCACTTCATATATATCAGGGCAGCTTGTTTCTTCCCAATGTGATAGAGACATAAAGTCGAAGCAATTATATACAACATGCTCTTCACTTATACGTCCGCCATGCATAGCTGAGTTTACCATACCTGAAATCTTAGTGCGCTCATCTTGTTTACCTTTAGCTAAAGTAAGTTCACCATCTAATACATAGTTAACAGCTGGTATAGCTTCAATAACTCGTCTTAACTCTGGTAGAGCTACATCTTTACCATTACGAGTATAAAACTTAACTTTACCACCAGTGTTAACAGCTATTATACGCACACCATCATATTTCAGTTGAACTAATAAAGGATACTTTAAACTATCTAATGGTGCTTCCTTAGCTAATTGTACTTTAAACTGTGCAATAGACTTGGGGTGAACCTTATTGAACGTAGTAGCAGTTACACCACAACGTAAGTCTTTATTAATGATTAGTTTAATTAAGTCACCATTATTAGATGCAAACGTACGTACCATTACCTTAGCCTTATTACCAGATATAACCTTATTGGCAACATCATCTAACAGGTTAAACATTTCTTGATTTGGTTCACCTATAGCATTAATTTCTTCATCACGAAATTTCATGTGATAAATTAAGTAAGGGTTATAAGCATATATAAAGGTAGCCCAATCAAGATGAGCAATACCTCTTAGTTTTGCTTGTTTATCTATAGTTGAGTTTGTCTCAGCTAAGTTGTCTAATAGTTTCATAACATCTCCCGTTCAAATCGACTGTCAACATAGTTGACTTTATTAATAGATACTGTCTTGTAGACTTGACAGCTTATTGCTTTCTTTACTAACAAGAAATGCACAAAGATTGCCCATTCTCGCTGCATGCTTGCTTGGCGAGCTCGTCTTTGTGTATGTCTTGCTGTACTAAAATCTTGACTGTAGATAATAAGGTGCTTAATATGTGATAATTCAACACCCTCAGCATTCGATGTAGCTTGCAATATCTTTGCTTTTTTAAACCACTGTCTTAGTTTTATACCTTCACCAATATAGTTATACATAATAGCGATTTCATCTGTATCACCCCAGTTTTCTAGTATGTACTCTATTTTCTCATTAGAGAAACATAAATTATAGTGAACGTGATATAATGCTTCACCCTCAATCTTTTCTACGTCTGTCTGCAGTATACTATGTTCAGGATTAGGTGGCATATATGAGGTTACTTTTGCTACGCCACCTTCAAGCATATGTAGTGTAGACCGCATAGTAATAGTAGTATCTAACAATTTAGTTACACCACTATCTCCTAATATTAGAATTTTATTATTTAGCGAATCATTATATAACTGCTTAGTAATATCGTTAAGTTCTACATAATGCAGTTCATCTTTCGGTTCATGGTCAAAGCCAAGCTCCTTACGAGTCTTAGTAATGAATAAATGTTCTACACAAACTTTTACTATATCATCTTGTACTCTATCATACTGGTTTACTTCTTTATCATGGATTTTAATGGTATATGGGATACCATAATGTCTAAACCAATTATAGAAAGTCGATTCATTCCGCCATGGGCTCCAAGAAGACAATGCGAATTGGTGATAGAGTAATTGATATCCTTGAGCATGTGGTGTTGCAGACATGTATATAATAGGCTTGCCTTTGCAGACCTGTTTGAGTTTCTTCCAGGTAGCCGATGGCTTGGGATAGCCAGATATGTAGTTATGCGCTTCATCCAATATAATGAGGTCATAATCTCCAACTCGTGCTTTACCGTAGGTAGTAAGTGTATAGTTTTTTTCATGTTCAAACTCCGCTAATAAGTTAGCCCACCCCTCACCAAGCTTAACACTACCTAAAGCTTTCTTTTTAGTTATTATTAATATATTAGTTACATTAATTAGTTCAGCAATTAATAAACCAGTCAGACTTTTACCAGTCCGTTCTTCCCAAGCTAAGTAGAGAATCATGTACTTACGTAATATCTCAGCACCGACCTCTGCTTGCTCAGCTTGGTAATCCCTCGGTATCATCATATGTTAGAATCTCCAGCGATAACCTAACCATGCACTAGTATTTATAAAATCTCTAGCAACTACTTTACGTTCTAATACATTACCTACATTATCTGTACGTATAAAAGCAAAAGTACCCGTTGCTTTATATGCAGCAAAACGCAGTAATAAACCTGAATAATGTACAAACTCTATGTGTACAATAGGCTCATAATAATTACTACTTAAACTACTACTGTTCCAGTTACTACTATAGTCTGAGACAGACTCAGTAAAGTTTTGCTCCCCAATGCCTAACCATATATCAACTAAACTTGTTTGTATTGGCTTAATCTTTATATTATAGCCAGTGTTACCTGTACCAATTATTTCAAACTGCAAGCGCTCATAACCTGTTGAAATAGCTAAACTAGTTTGTTTTCCTGCTAATACTGTTATACCACCAATATCTTTTGCTTGTATAGTTATTGATAAGCTAAATAATAGTACTATTAAAAGTAATTTTTTCATTATTCTATCTCCTTGATAGGATTATACACATCAGTTATTTCAATTGTAAATAACTGCTTGAATAGCTCAGCTGTCTTAATACCCATACGACTGGGTCGTACAGGCCTAAGATAATTGCTTATCATGATAGGCTGTACTTCCAGTTGTTGAGCTAACCAGTACTTAGAACGTTTAGTATCTTTTAATACTAGCATGACAGCCTTTTTAGTTGTCAGCTTTTCCATCATAACTTAGGCTTCTCCTGTTTAGGAACATGTTTTTTAGTTGCTGGACACTCACCATGCAGCACACAATATTTAGGGCTACATAGATAGTACTTAGTATTGCAATGAAACAAAGTCTCAATTGGAACTATATCTGCTGCAGCTACCCGAATTGTATCCAGCATGTGGTTAACTAAATATTTAGCTTGGTCAACATTAGGCTCAAGTTCAAGAATATGACACTCAGGTACTTTCTTAAGTACAACACCTTGAATCATACTATGTTGTACTGGGTGACCATTTTGCTCAGCTAATAATTTGTAAATGGATTGCTGAGTGACATAGTTAGGTAGTGAGGGTTTCCGCTTACTAGTTTTAACATCATCGATACGGCCAGGAGCAATATAGTCAACAGTACCAGAAATTGCAGATACAATCGGATGGTCGGAGATATTGATGGTAAACCGTTTCTCAACAGCTGTCGGAATGTCCAAGAAAGGCACAAGGTCATCAACGAAAGCTTGCGTGCCAATAATGATTTCTTTATTACAAGTGTCAATAGTTTCACCTTCATTATAACTCATACCCTCTTTCTTAGATTCTTCTTTAAACGCCTCAACACCAGCATCAAACATCATGTCAACATTAGGGTCGTTAACACCTCGCTGTATTGCTTCATCCCACATTACTTCAACTGCTTTATGGATACCAGTACCAATAGCAGCACGAGAACTTGGTATAGTTACACGACCTTCTAAAAATACCTTAGCCCATTGATAAGCACACTGTTGAAATGAATCAACACTTGATGGACGTATTACTATCTCTGTTCGGTTAATCTTAATACTCATTATAAAAACTCCTTATAAATCAATGACTTAGGCTAACGGACTCCTTAGGTCGATTCTAAGGACTCCGTTTTTAGCCTTGATGATTATATCAATATCTAATTTAAACTTCTTAAACAAGACCTTAGGAGGCCCAGAATCGTCAGAAACACAAATCAAGCTTAATCTTAGCTTGTTCTTCTTTAAAACCAGCTAACCAGTCTTTTCTATCTTGAGGTAATGGTGCTGTGTACTGTACCATCATCTCAGTAACTGGCGGTAAGAATAATTTAATAGCATCTTCAGCTCTTACATGTCTTGTTAATGACCCGTACGCTTGACTATAATAATAAACTTGTGCCGCAGCTATACCTAACTCTTTGTTAGTCGGCAAACTGTAACACTCCGCATAAGGCCATGAAAATCTTATCTTTCATTTGCTGGCCTTCAGGTAATTCATCGTACGGAACTAAACATGGGTGAGTCTTACGGAACGTACTCTTTTCTTCGCCGTGCTTCCAACCATGTGCTAGCTTAAACTTCACCCAGTTTTCATGCATCTCTTCTGGACCACTATCAGGATTGTCCATAAAGTACTCTACACCATCAACTGCTGAGTTCTGAATCTCAGGTGGTGTATCTTCCCAAGATACCTGTGATAAATCACCAATCGCCTCACAGTACATTTTATTACATTCATGTACCATACGTGCTATATCAACTGTTTCCATTTTTAATTTCCTCTGCTTTTTCAAGCGTTTCTGTTAATGTTAATAAAAAACCCAGGTTAGTTCTTGCATTAGCTAAATGATGTGTGCCTATACCCATTTCACCGTCATCAAATAAATGACCTTCAGGAAGACCATCCATAAATTTCTTCCAATCTTGTATGTGACGCATAGCAGCAGAGTAATAACGCATAATCTCTTCTGGTTTAACTTGCCGCCAGTTATTAGGTTTATACTTCTGTGCACCTTTAGTTAGTACTTCAGCATCAAGTTCAATCCACGTAGGTGGTATTAAATCATAAGCAAGTTTACCTGAATCAAACTTCATAAACTGCTCAACAATCTTAATCTTAATAACTATACCATACTGCTTAGCATAATGATTAATATAATCTAAACAACTAGTACATGGATTATGTGTAACATAAAGAGTTAATGGTACGTGCATATGGTCAAACGCTTTATGTGCTGCATCTAAAGTAGCAACTTCTGCATGAATAACCTTTGGGTCAGTACTACCATCAGCTAGTTCACATACACTAAAAGCATCTGGGTGATAATTATTAGCATAGCTCAATACTGTGTCTTGATATACTAATACTGCACCTACCTTACGTTTTTCACATGGTGATTCTGATGCGGTTTTTAAAGCTAACTCTTCATGTGAGTTCATCAAGAATCTCCTGTAAGCGTGTCTCTGGCGGCATAAAATCTACACCTTTATCAACATTAGCTTTAACATGAGCTTTAGTCTTAACTACTGTTTTAGAGTCATTAGCATCACATACAGCATGTATAGCCTTATAAATCTGCAGCTCGCTTAAACCCATTTTAACCATTGCACCAGTAGCTACATATATAATATCAACTAATGCATCTAATGTATCTACTTGAGTAGTAGCTTCATTAAACTCACCAACTTCTTCTTTTAATAGTTCATGAGTCAGTGCTACGTTTAATAGTTGTGCACCATATCGTGCATTGTTCCACTCAGTGATACGTTGTATGAACCCTGCGTGTGTTCCAAACTGTATTTCTTTTCTTAGTATCATGCTTTCACCTCGAATTTAATTACGGGACCTGGATTGTAGTCCACTATTTGAATCTTATCAGGTGTAAAGTTTTCAATCTTCTCACCTGGTACCATACCTAAACCATAGACAGGCAATGAACGTGTAGCTTTATGCCTGTTCTGTTTATACTCTTGTATCTTAGGTAAATGCTCTTCATAGATATGAGTATCACCTAAGTTAAAGATTAGCTTTCCTGGTTTGTATCCACACTCGTTTGCCAGGAGAACGTTCCATATTGCAGCCAGTATGATATCTGAAGGGAGACCCACCATAGTGTCAACGCTACGCTGGTACCAAACCATATCAAGATAATCACCATCCCGTACATACCACTGGTATAAAAGATGGCAGCAAGGTAAACTGTTTTTGCTAAGATTAGCAGGGTTCCAACCACTAATAAGCATACGACGGTCCATAGGATTGTTCTTAAGACTTTCTCTAAGAACGTCAAGCTGATTGACACCATCGAAGTCGAGCCACAAGTTACCATAATCCACTGTGATATCGCCATCGTCATTATCCTCCCACTGTTTCCAATAATTACAGCCCATATCTTCAAAGTCTTTTACATTCTTAGGACCTCGCAAGAAAGCTGCAAATTCACCAAATACACCACGATAGAACATTTTACGACCTAATAGTAAAGGAAACTCATTAGGTGTATCAGACATATCTACTGTGAATGTACGACCAAATACAGATATAGTTGTACCATTACGACCTTCACGTCGTTCACCATTCTCAAGTATATCCTCTATTAAAGCGATATAGTCAAGTTCAAAATTATGCTGCTTTATCATAGTATTGCATTCCCTCTAATTCATACTTATATAAGTAGTCGTCTTCAATACGACCCCAATTGTAACCTACAAACACATCTACAGGCATAGGAAGGTCCCGGATTTTCAAGTCAATACCAACTCTTAGTGCCTCAAACCAAGCAACTTGCATTGCTTCAGCAACCATAGCCGATACTTCTTTATACAGTTCAGGTTCATTATCACACTCTATTATAAAAGAGTCATGAATAAGGTCTAGTATTCTAACGCCTTCCATTTCTTTTAGTTTAGGAGCTAAGTAGTGTATAGCAAGTTTAAATACTTCAGCACCAAAACCTTGGTTCTGTATATTAAGTTGGTCAGTCATCATTTTAGCTGTGTACCTACGACCAAAAGGAGTCTTCCAAGCTTTACCGTTACGCCAGTCACTTATACCACGTTCTTGCCAAGCTCTAATAGCTGGATACAAATTCAACCATTTAGTTTTATATCCTTTAGCAGCAGCTTCAGATATAAGCATCATAGCTGTAGTAATAAGGATACTAACTAACATAGCTGCACCACCACCATACAATAAATTAAAGTTGCATGTCTTAGCTATTTGTCGTTGGTCTTTAGTAAAACCGTCACCAAAGAACATCTTAGCAACATAGTCGTGTACATCACCACCAGCTCGCAGGAGTTTATCTAATATCCACTCACCAACTACACAGGTAATAGACCGCATCTCAAGCTGAGCATAATCAGCATAGATTAATACTTTACCATCTTCAGTCTTAAAGCCAAATACCTTTTTAAGTAAGCGAGGTAGTTGTTGTAGGTTTTGGTCTTTAGAAGTAAGACGACCTGACCTGGCGGAAGGTAAGAACTTACCAAAGATATAACCTAATACAGCAGTAGCAGAGAATTTAGTTAAGAAACTATTCTGTTTTAACAGTTTACGTACTGTTTGAACCTGACCAGCTTTCTCATTACCTTTTAACGTTTGAGTAGCTAAAGCTAAAGCATCAGACTCATTATACTCTATATAAGGTCTTACTTGTTTCCACGAGTTAACATTAATAGGTAAGTCATAACCCTCAATAGCCTCAAGATTAGCTTCATACTGTTTAGTTATCTCATCTTCAAGGATAGGCATACCATTGTTTTGTATATCTAAACAATGATGTAATGTGTGCATATCTAACTTATAGCTAGTAGTATCTTTCTGCTCTTTGACTACATCATATACATCTAATAGGTAATAGACATCAATAGCAGCATATACTTTTTGAGTTGAAGATAAAACAGGTACGTCCCATTCACTCTTTTGTAGTACTTTCTTATCTAATCCTGCTTCATCGTACGGGTCAAAGCCTAGTGCATACAACATTACAGAAGCAGCATCAAACTTTTCACGATTATAATAGTGAAGTCTAGACAGTAAGAAAGTATCTTCATAGTCTTTCGGTTCGTATCTAGATTCAGTTTGTCCTTGAATTGTTGTGATATCGTAGTGAGCATTATGCATAACAGATTTAACTTCATTAAGCCTAGCAGCTAATGCATAAGGGTCTGGGTTATTGACTAGTAAGACTTCATCCCAGTCAGCTTGATAAAACTGAGCGAGTCGGATACGACCATATAGACCACACGTCTCAGTATCGAAAGCAAGTGGTTTGGAGGGGTCGAAATTGACCTCCTCCAAAGTTACTTCCTTATAAGGTACATAAGGTACAGTCATTACTTAGTACCTAAGAAATCTTGACCGCATTGTGAAGTTAATTTCTTAACTGCATCATCATCTAAGTCTTCAATTAAGTTAGTAACTAATTCAGACTTCAATTGACGACGACTTGATTCAGTCAACGTCTTAGCAATTACAATTGAACGTTCCTTTAACTTTTCATAAGTAGAGAAGTCTATTTTGTCGATGATGTACTTATAAGCAAAATTAGTGTTGAAGTCAATTTGTATTTCATCATGTACTTCAGCAATTTTAACTACCTTGTATTCACCATCAGCTAATACAACTACGTAGTCATCTTCTTCGACTGACATAGATTTATCAACTTTGTACGTATACCGTTTAGCTGTTGCTTCAGTAGAGAAGATAATTCCAACAGTATAATAATCGTCTAACAATAATTCTTCTTGGTGCTTATTCATTTTATACTCTCCTTAAAAGAGGATTAATTAAAGTGGCGGGGCGGAACAGAGTCGAACTGCTCTAGCCGATATGGACGCGACCATATTTGAGCTGACCACTCACCCCAAAATAGGTGGGACTCCAGTACACCTTCGGAAGCGTAACCTACATGGTGTTTCAGTGGCTCTTAACCCTAGTCCCGAACGCTTCAATATAGTCAATCTATTACCTTAACCCAACAAGGCCAATCTTAGTTGTTTAATCCCAGAAGAGCGGCTCACTTGGTCTATATATCAGCATAGGTGCTGACTGCGGTACCTTATACAGTCTTTGGATAAGGCTTAGCACTATTAGCCTTTATTCTTACAACTTTGGCTGTGCTACATCTTCTGAAGCAGTAGTGCCTTCAAAGTCAGTTGCCACTCCATCGAAATCACCTTCCTCTTCACCGAAACCAGCATCTTGAGAGTACTCAACAAACTGTGTGACTTGGATAGCATTCAAATAGAGTGTTACACCTTGTGCACCTTTACCAGCATCATAGATACTCATTGCACCTGAGATAGCACCAAAGGAACCATTACCTATTTTCTTACCACCAAGAGCAATCTTACTACCCTTAGCATTATAGATAGCAATTTCATGTGGTTTACCGTCAGGCCAAACTGCACCTGTCCAGAAAGCAAAGACGGTTTCCCCCGTCAACGTAGGATTATCTCCCTCGTAGACATTGTTGCCTTCGCCATCTTTCTCGATAACGTCAGTCCAACCATAAGACTTAGCCATAGGAGGAGCTCCAGCAGGCTTGTTAGCCTTCCAAAATTCTTCCAACGCATCCTTCAGAGCTTGACACCCATCAGAATCAGTCTTGCAATACAATGAAGACTGTAGCACCATCTTCTTTTGAAGGTTCTCTTTGCCAGGTTGGTCAATAAAAATCCAACGTAGCTCACCTTCTTTTACCGGTATGAACTTAGACGTAGTAAAGTTCTCACTTGGCTGTTTTGCCATTTCATATACTCCTATATAGTTATCATTTAATTTTAAGTGAGTATTCAGTTTTAGTTCTAATCCCTCACCAACGGAGAATACTAACATTATACTATAGTATAATATATGTGTACAATCAAAAGATTTTATGTGGTCATAAGCCTAACTTATTTAGAACGGTATATCATCATCAAAGTCATTACACATCTTTTCATTAAAAATTGCTGTTTGATATAGCTGTTCTTTAAGCAAGTAACCTTCTAATCCATACAACTTACCAAATGCTTCATCATAGGCAATCTTTTCACCTATCTCTTTATTGTAGTTTTCAGGGCTAGCACAAGCAGATGTACCCGTTACATTATAACCATTTTGTGCAATGATAACACAAACAGTTAATGTATCAGTCATTCTTTTATATAACACTTTAACTATTTTAGCTTTAACATCTTCAGGTGTAACTCGTGGTGCTACGTTTGCACCTAAGTCTTGTATCATTTGTTCAGTGTCCATCTTTCTTTCTCCTCAGTTCAAAATTAGGGCCAAAGATTTCTTTGACCTTCTCTTCAGTTAAATCTTTACTTGCTTCAATAGTTATCCAATTCAATGAATGCCTATCGTCTTCTTTATCAACCATTATATCAACAAAATTAGCTTTAATAGCAGAACAAAGTCTACTAGCCCATTGTGCATTAAGAGGTGCACGAGAACTCCCAACTATACAGTACCGCATGACTTTAACCCCACTATAATAACTATTAAAAGAATAGTAAGCCTAAACATTATCTTATCATACTTACTCATTAGTTTGTATACACCATATTAGATGCTCTACTGATAGCTACATAAAGCAGTTTAAGATAAAGACTATAGTTATTGTCTGCACAAATACCTAAGTCTTTTGTATCAACAAATACTGTATCGAATGTAGAACCTTGACTCTTATGTACAGTCATTGCATAAGGGAAATCCATACAGACCACACAGTCTTTGAATGTCATATAGTCTCGCCACGCTTTAGCACGTGCTCTTGATAGTGGTTTGTGTGGGTTAGCCGCAGCCCATACTTTAGCTTTAACCGTCGTCTGTCCTTCGATAGCTCTATTAGCGTCGACCGCCAACTCCTGCAAAGTCTCCAAGGCTGTTTTGTAGTTATAGTGCCCAAAGACCACTCCAAATATATACTCATAATCTTCCTCGTCTACTACGTGCATGAACTCACAACAATCCATACGTATCAAGTGCTCTAAAGTTTTATATTTAGAGTTGAAAGTTAGTTGGTCATCAAATACTCTATCTATATGATGAATATCGTTATTATCAATGCTATCAACAAAGAAATAATGGTGACGCAAAGTTGGACTATATATTGCATCTTGTAAGTAAGGTCTATTTTGTCCTTTAATTTCAAAGTTCATCTCCTGTACACGTTTATTAGTGAATGCTAATATTACCTTATCCTGTGTAATTGTACCATATGTATATTCCATTACAATATTTACTCGCCGTTTGAATTTGCTATTCTCTATAAGAGGCTCAGGTTTCTTACCATTTATAAAACCAACTAATTGTGTAAGCGTATCGAGTAACGGATTGTCTCCTGCCTGGCGATATATCTTAGTTAATACAAAGTTATACTTACCACTTGGATAGACAGCCATGGTGTCACCTACTGGTGGCAATTGATTAGGGTCACCTAAGTAGAGAACCTTCATATCAGGTTTACCAGTATACATAGGGTCTTGTTCACTACCTATGTCTGCATAGTCTTTCTCGCCTACCATAGAGTACTCATCAAGGAACATAATCTTTACACGCTCAGAATCACCTTGTTTACTACTTACAGTAACGTGCTCACGCTTAGTTGCATGTTCATTAACGCCAGGACGTTTCTTTAAATAAGAGTGAAGTGTCTTAACTTCTGCATTTGCGGGTAGCTTATCTCGTAAGATGCCACAAGCTTTGTGAGTGTATGCACATACAATATAAGGTATCTCTTGTACCATGCAGTGCAGAACCAGGTCATGCAATAAGGTTGTCTTACCCGTACCTGCTTGACCTGATATAAACATCTCCCAAGCTGTCTCATCTTCGAGGAAAGCCTTAAAGTTGTCTAATTCCATTATGCGTCTCCGTTATTCTCATCATCATGTTTAAAGCCATACTGTTCTAATATAGCTTCAACCTTTTTAACACATCGTTCTTTGCCTATTTGTTTACCTGCTAATATTCCAAGAAAGAACATCGCGATACCAAATAGTATTGCTACTTCACCTGACACCATTATATTTCTCCTTAATAGTTATATACATTATATCATACTCTGACACTATAATATAATAGATTGTTCTTATGACAGTTAAAGTAAAACCTATGAGCTATGGTTTGTTTTTCGTAATACTGCACGGTTAGTTTGTTCACTTAACCTGGTAGCTGGATTATTTAACCGTTTGATTAATTGTTCTTTATTTGAAAGTGCAGTATATACTTTTTTATTATGTAAGTCAACTTTAGCATTTGCTACAGCTTCTTCTTTTGTATAACCCTGGTCAACATAGTCTTGTATTAGCTCTTGTGGATTTATCATTATTATACTCCCGTTACGTCAGCAGATTTATTATCTGTCTCATCATTAAATATAGTTGGTTTATAGTGTGTCAAAGTATTAATATGGTAGTAATATGCTTTCACACCTGCTTTAGATGTTGGTACTTTTTCATAGTCATGCTCACGCATAACCTTTGTTAATCCTCTCTTAGTGCCACGACCTTCTGTCATGTAACTATATAACTCAAACAAATCGTCTTCATATATACGACCTGATGCAGAGTGTTGTAGTACTGCAGCCTGACCAGCTTCTTCAACAACCTCTTCCAGTTGCTCAAACATACTATGCTTAAAGTAATATGCAAGTCTTTGTGCTGCTGGTAGTTTAGATGATATTATGTCCCGCTTAGAATCAGTCTCTGGTGCATCCATATAACTATCCCAGGAGATTGTGTTAACCTCAGTAGCCAGGTAGTATGCAAAGTCATTTATCTCAGTCTGTATCTTATCAATGACAGCTGTCATGCCTCCAGCAGTATGAACCCAATCAGCATTCTTTAATATATTAGGTGTCTCTATCATAGCTACACGTCTGTCACCATCTTCTAACATAAGAGGATTAGAATTAGCTGACATGACCATAGTCATTAAGTGATTGTACGGGAAACCATCAGTTCGCATCTGTCGTATCTGCATTTGAGGTTTACCAGAGTATGATTTAATCTTACCTAGGGCAGTCTCTTTATCTGCTAACGTATGTAGCTGATTACCATACTCATCTAACTGTACAAAGAACTTATCAACTATCCAACCATTGTATTGTTCAATGAATTCTTTAGCTGATGGTCTAGCAACAAAGTTCTCACCCATGATAGAAGCTAATATGTTAATGAATGTATCTTTGCCTGAACCGTGTGCACCAATGAAATAGAGTACAACTGGTGAGTACTTAAATGTGGTTAGCTTACGCTTTAAGAAACCTAATAGATAGTTACGCATGATATCATCAGGTACTAAAGTATGTAAGAAGTTAAGTATTGTGTTAGGTCTGTTGTATAAGTCTTTATAATCTTCTGGTTTAGTTAGTATAGCTAATGCAGGAGTCTGTCTAAAGACATTAAACTGTCTACTATAATCATCTTCTGAGTAGAATCCATAAGGTAGAGTAGGTTCCAGGGCAGTACGTACGACAGGCACCATAGCCTTCAGTTCTTTGCGAGGTGGTAAGGCAACAGCAACAGGTTCTATATACCCCATCATGTCAGCTTCTTTATAGAATACTTTTATCATGTCATTAGTATAATTTATGACGTAGTAACAGGCTCTGACATCGTCATAGAATACCTCTAAGGCATCACCAAGTTTAGTAGTAAAGGCAAGTCCTCTGGTCTTCCAGTGTTCATCGTACTGCCAGATGGGTTCACCTGCGATACTACTACGACCTTCAACCATTGGAGTTAGTATAGTATTATTAAACTTCTTGGCATTGATAGGATATTCCCACATGTCATTAATAAGAGCCATAGCAGTTAAGTATAACTCTTTACCAACGGATGGGTCTGCACCAAAGATAGCTGATACTTTAGATAAGTACTCACTACCTCTACCTTCAGGTACAGAGTTAGGATGCAAATATCCATGTTGTTTATATTGTGGTAAGTCTCTGAAGTCTTTAGGTGTTATGATACGAAACAAAGAAGGGATGAATGTCTTCTTAGCTATTAGTAACTCAATTTGTGGTGCCAGGTAATTAGACCGTACTTTAATACTTTTGTTTGGGTCTTCCTGTTTAGCTTGACCTTTACCTAATGTGTATTGTAACTGGAGATTAAGGAGCAGTCTAAGCACGGTGTCTGGTACGGTATGGAGAGGTGGAAGCTCATCAAATGATTCGAAGTTCCATGGCTCTTTTGTTTGATTAGCTCCAGATGGAAGATATACGAAACCATTGTCGGAGTAAAAGTCCAAGTGCATAAGCTTAGATTGTATTGAGAAAGATTCAAGTGCTTCACCTGTGGGATACTTGTATATAATAGTTCCGCCACCTTTGGGTTTTCCTTTAGAAATAAAGTGAAAGGTGTTGTCTTTGTCCAAAGCGGCAAAGAGGTCGTAGGTTCCTTGGTCATCACAATCAATCGCTATTATGTTGGAGATAGCTCCTGTAATAGCGCCTCCTAATTCTGTTGCATTCTCGTTAAAGTCTTTTTGATTCTTAGCTTTCCAGTTCTTCTCAAAACCTGGTGTAGTCTTATCACCATTTTCTAATCGTGTTAATTTACCAGTAAGAGGTACAGTGTAAAAGCCTAAGTCAATGAACGGTTGTATTGTCTTCATTTATTGGCCTCCGTAGGCAGTGCTTTTATTCGCACTCCCCACTGGCCAAATGGGAACTTACCTACATAGGTCCATCTGTCTGGTTGTACCATAGCACTAGTTGCATACTTGACCCAGGCAGGGAAGATTGCATTGCGCAAGTTGGTACGATATGCTTCATCTTGACTTATGTCCAAAATGTCTATATATATAAAGAGTAGTTTACGTAGGTGAGGGGTTGATATCTCCATATCGTAATTCTTAACTAATTTAGATAGCGGTACACCTACCCGATAGTCTTTTAATATAGCAAATAAAATCTCTTCAGGGATTAGCTTACGTTTATTGTTCCCTCTCATTTACCCACCTGTGTAGAGTTCATAGTAGCATCAATAAGGTCTTGTGCTTTCACTCTATATTTATGATTATCCACGGATAGTTCAACCCACTTATCATCAAGGTTAAACTTATCGCTTGATTGTATAGTTAAAATACGTGGAGCTTCATGTTTAATGTCCCAGCATTCTATATTATTTATTACTTTGATTGTCATCTTCGTCCATAACCTCTTTAATGTCTTTTAAACACGATTGACAAATGTAATGGTCACTGATAGGAGACTTAATTAATATAGATGTCCTACCTATTGCACCACAAAATGAGCATACTTTATTTGAATGTATAGCCAGCTTAAAATTATTTGGTTTTGGTGTGTATAAGTTATTCATTTATTGTAAACTTTAATATGTAACCTGGTATTACGTGATGATATCACACTAACAGTATTGCCTGATGTCTGCAATTTACGTGATGCTAGCTTAGCTGCATTAATAGATTTGTGGTGGATTTGTTCTTTTGTTTCTGTGTTAACAATAAGGTGGTCTCTTCTTGTATACTGTACCATTATAGTTTCTCCCTTTCAATTAAGCATACTATATTACTATGTTCTGTTTCAAATGTAAAATAAAATGTTTTTATAGGGTCATAAGATATTCTAATTGTACTTTTGAGGTATAATAGTTTAATATGATTATACTTTCAGTGAGTAATGTTCTCACTATTTAACTGACCAGTTACTATTGTGACTGTTCCAACTACGGAGGCCAACATGGCTATCAAAAAAGCGTACAAAGAACTAATCGAATATCTTGAAGCAAATCCTGACTCAAAAGTAAAGACAATCCTGGAAGGCGCGAAAGCTTTATGTTCTGCTAAATCAGGCGGTGGTAAAGGTGGAGCTCAATTGTTCCTTAAAGATGCAGCTGGTAAGGTAACACATGTTTTCTGTTACTACCATAAAAAATGGGAAGATGTTACCAAAGTTGAATATGGTGTTAAAACTACATCTCCTACTGGACTTAACAACATGTGTAAAGAAGGTACATCACAATGGACCAAGCAGTTTCGTGCTGCTAAGGGTGCAAGTGCTGACTTACTTGACCAAGTTGCTGAAGGTAAGATTAAGCCAAGTGACATCGCTGGTATGAAGAAAGACATCGAAGCCAATCGTGCTAAGATTGTACCTCGCGAAGACGGTCACGGCACTAAAGAAGCTCCAGGTAGTGAAAAGACTAAAGCTGCATAGCATTTAGTAAGTTCCAAGTAATAGAAAGCCCTATCATTTCTGGTAGGGCTTTTTTTTATACCTTAAGAATGTTCAACTACACATACACCACTGTATACCATTGATTGTGCAATCCAGTAGTCTCCACTGGTATCTCGCAAGACAGCAAAGTCACTGCTTGAATGGATAGTTTCTAGTGTCCAATTAGAATATTGATTCTGGAAGATTGCAACCAATTCCTGTAAGTCTTCACCTTCCGGAGAGCTGTGAAACATTTCTAATGTACTTATCTCATGTGCTAGTTCTTTATTGGTACCTGCTTTCTGTACTGTTAATGCTGATAACATACTATTACTCCTCTATTAAGCGAACAGTTAAGTCAAACTCTTTAACGTCAAACATCTCACATAATGTGATGTGCTCTAACGCATTAATCATACGGTATTCCTGGAGGTCTGCAATAGATAGACCCTCTTGTTGGTGCCTTACTTTACCATCAATGACGGTATCAATTGTAAACGATACTTGCTTAGCCATGTTATACTCCTAAGTTAATTGTGTAAACTCATCTATGTAAGCTAAAGATAATATAAATCTCTCACCTTCCTCGTTCTCTACTTCAAACACACCATTGTCCCAATCTTCTTTAGCTAAGATGTGGTCTGTCATAGTTAAAAACTGGTCGATAGCCTCACCATCTTCTTCCCATGGTGTATAATAACTGTGTACTATCTCGTCAGGATTATCTATTGCTTGAATGTATACTATAGTGCCACTCATATGTTACTCCTTACTGTTAATATAGTTAATTGTCATTTGGACAGCTATCAAAGCACTGCCTCGGTGCTCTAGCGGAATACCTGATAGCATGTTAGTTACTTCATCCATTGTTTTTGGTGTGCTTACCAGGTTAGTTGAAGAAATCACAGGCTCTTTAGCAGGTAACTCAATACTTTCACTAATTAGATATTGCCATACACCCGAAACGCGACTCATGAAAGTACGCAACTCAAGTGGTAATGAATCATCTAACATTAGTTCATCATATAGTAAGGTCTGCACATCTTCACTATAGCCTTGTGCTTTAAGTACATCTGCGATTAAATCTTGGAACTTGTTATGTGCTTGCATTTCTCTATCTCCTGTAGTATGTCATTATAGTCATTTGTGTCTGCTAATATCTCGCCTTCACAAGAATGGATTTGTTCTAAGTCAGCTTGTATAAGCATGAACTTACTTCCTGCGCCTGGCATTTCTCTCAAACTGTCATCTGTGTAGTCAATCCAAAGATGAAGTTGTTTACCTTCATGGTACCAGTTCGGCATCGTGTCGTTATGCCAGCTGTTATCTTCAAAACCTGGTGGTATCTCAACATCAAGTACGAAGTCAGGAAACTCAGTTTTGTATGTGCGAGTAGTCATAACATTGTCACCTTATGGCCTTGTCCCAAACCTAACCAAACATGCTCGCCTGGTTGTAACATAGCTAATGCTTTGCGGTCTATCTCATCATACCCGTTGTTGTCATTGAACTCTTCTATATTACATGTGTCTTCGTTGTCCATGTAGTAAGGTTCAAACCATTCTCTTTTGTATTTATTATCCGACATATTCGTCTCCTAAATGTTCCTCGACCCAGTCTTTAAGGTCATCAGCGTCATAGTTATCAATGTAAACTTTTACCCTACATCTTCTAAACTCGTTATTCTGTAATGTATCGTAAGCTATTCCGGAACCTTGTGCAACACTCATTGGGAATTGATATTGTCCCATAGCTATGTTATCTTTCACAAGGTCTGACCAGAAGTCTGTTAAGTCTTCTTTTGTGCATGTATCCATAATTTACTCCTTAGTAATCAACACTGTAGTCTATTGCTAAACTACAGTAGTAATACTAACAACTATTGATGTTCACTCCCATTCTGGTCACCATTCACAAAGTTATCCCACAAGAACTTCTCAGTCTCTTCTAGTGTGGCATAATATCTCTCTTCTACACCGACCATAACATAGAAACCCATCTCAGGATTACTACAGTCAACAATCCAGTAGCTATTAAAGTAAATATAACCTTCAACAGCATCTTGATATTGTTCAATGTCGTCATGGAATTGTGTGCCTTCGAGTGTTCTTAAATCTTCACACGGTTGGCGAGATGCAATATAATCTTTATAAGTCGGCATAATTATACTACTTGATGTTGTGCAAATTTAAGTGTTGAAAAGCTGTCTATTAATGCTTCTAGCATTAATAATCTTGGCTTCTTAGTTGTGACCTTAATGGTCTTACCGTTTGATTGTAATAAGTATTGTGTTGTAGCTTTCATGTTTATGCACTCCTGTAGTGTGTTAATATATATAACCAAATTGTAATGTTTCTTGTGTAAAGTCAACAAAGAAGTGTTCTATCTTATCATTAAGCTTTAATATATCATTTATGCTTTCTTTTTGCTGTGGTAGATGGTCACAAAAATCATCACCACCAACTGCTGCTTTACAGCGGTCAAATAAGAAGTCAACATCAGGAGAATAACTTATTGCATATGCAGGAGTCTCACCTTTTGTCATCAAGTAGATACCTTCATCTTTAACAAACAGTAAGTCTTCTTTAGTTTCTTTAATTTTCTTAATTAAAGGTAGTACATCTTTAGCTCTAAATAGTAGTTTCATAGTTTATACACTCCTAAGTGTGTTAATAGTTACCCAAATATAATTTAAGTAAATTGCGATATATGTTATTTCTATTAGATGTCTCTAATATAGTAACATGTGCTGGATTAATGTCATGTTCTACACAGTAGTCAAAGATTTGTTCAACTCTAGATTGAAACATAACAGGTGGTAATAGTAGATACTTATCCACATTGTTAACTCTTACTTTATAGTGTACATTCATTACACTCTCCAATGATTGGTGAAATAAAAGTAATTCACCACTCTCTTATTATACTAAAATAATATACTATTGTACACAAGATTGTCTTTATGCGTACATTAGTTTTATTAATCAAGATAACACCGCTACTTAAGTGTATGGTATAAATCCAAAAAATCCAAATGCTGTTCAAAAATCTGCGAAAAATCCAAAATCCAATAATCCGGTAACCCCTATATTCAGTATTATAGAGTTTTCTATTAATTAATAAATTGGATTTAGATATGTATTATAGTGCTAGTATTGGATTTTTTGGATTTGCGACAAAGACTCACCTACTTTAGTTATCGCCTTGCGAAGTGTTCAAAACCACACCACTTTTCAAATTCACTCTGGAACAGTATATCACCACTCTACCAGCTGGTGGCACCTTTCTTAGAGACAAAAAAATACCTCTCACATTTCTGCAAGAGGTATTAGTTTCACTTATCTATTCATAAGTGCTTCTTCATTAACATAACCAATAGGCATATCAACTTTATCCATAGTTAAGCGGATAGTTTCAATGTCATCTTTGTGACTTTTAATATCAGTTGGTTGAATGTCACCAACTGCAACTTTGTCAATAAGATTAGCTAATGCAGTTTTTGCATCACGTTGCTTCTTAGTCCATTTAGAATTACCAACTTTGCACATTGTGTTTAACTTTGTTGCAGTGTTTGCTTTTGAACCATAAGGTACATCTTTCACAATTTCCCATTGCTTATGATAATAGCAAAAGATTGCAAACACAGAACCATCATCGTTAAACAACGATGTAGTTGATTGCTTCTTACTTTCAGCCATAAGTAAAACTTCTTCCATGATAGAAGAAACTTTCTTTGATTGATTAGCTTCTAAGAAAGAAATGATGTCAGTATAAGATTTTTTAATACTCATGATAATATCCTCATTAGTTTATACTATAACGGAATTGTTATAGTTTAAATCTATTAAGAAGTACTAATTTTCAATCATTAGTAAAATCTATAACAGTTATTCACCAAATTGTTAAAGAGCATAAGATATATCTATATAGATATAAATAAATTTCATCAATAAATAAAGTATACTTATTTATTCACTTATATATATTATAGTATATATAACTGCAAACAACGCAAACAAATGCAAACTCTTCCTTATAAGTATTTTATATGTCTATAAGATATACTTATTAAGAATGTACTTATATATTAATACTGTCAATCAAGTACATTACTATATAGTAATATTAGAATATAGACAGTATGCTATATAGTATGACATGTGACACACTAATATACTAATATAGTAATATACTAACATACTAATACACTAACATTGACTTAATTAATGTGCTCATAAGTACAACTTATAGGGGTAAGGAAGCTAGCCAGGGCGCCTGTTCATGTACACAACCTGTACCTAGTGATTCGTCCACTTTTTATAACTTAATAAATTTAATAAGCGAGTACAGGATGAACTTGTTCATCCAGTTCTCATAAAGCATATCCTTTACCGCCACGAGCTTTTGTACGATTGTTTTGAGCTGCTGCACGTGTTTCATCCTTGGACTTCTCCCTGTATTTAAGTTTGCTCATTGCTCTATACCTTACCATATCCATTGGATGTGAATGCTTGTCATGAAACGGCTTATCTTTCCATATACCGCGTATATCATCCCACTCTTTCGAGTAGTTCTTAAAACCTGTTATTACAAAGTCGCATTCCACAGGGTCTATATATAACTTAGGAATCATTTTACGCACAGCTTCAATACCGTCGTTGACAGACGCCTTACGTAACACTTGTACTTTACGTACACCTAATTCATGCAATCTTTTCTTACGAGAGATACCTGTACCAAGCTCTCGCACACGTAAGTCATGTGGACCTGAGAATGTGCCAAGAGATGCGTCGTTATCAGTCAGCCAGGTATTAGCATAGTTAACGTAGTGTTCTAGGCCTTCACCAGAGTTTCTATATGCATGCACACACCGCTCTTCGTCCTCGTATGCTTGCCAGAAGCCCATCACCATATCATCGTTCATACCAAGGTCCAGCACAATATCTACATCTAGGTTAGGGTCATATAGATTAGTTATCTCATGTCCTTTGTTAACTACCTTCTTACGATAATCTGTAGAGTAATATGTACCATCACGAGCTGCTTCAAATGCCTCTTCAGGTGTAGAAGGATACTCCTGGTGTATATCATTGACTTCACCGTCTTGAAGCTCTCTATACTGCACAACCCAGAACCACTTCTGTTCGTCTGTTAGTATCAGACCTAACTCGTCTTCTATCTTACTGAAGTAAGCAGCATGCTCTTTAGATATCAACTGTGGTGTAGACTCTACACAATCAGGGTCATCAATCCAAGATAAGAACACAGCAAGGAAGTCTTTGCCTGCAAGAGGACCTTGGTGATTATAGGCTTGGTCCCACTTATCCTTAAACATGTTATCGCCTTCGGCTGTAGACTCAATAGCTACGATGTTACCTGCCTTAATAGCTTGTAGGGTACCAGTATTAGTCTCTTTAGCTCGCTTAGGGAACTTGTTAGCAATCTTACCAAGCTCTGAGATGTGCAGACGCTGCAGAGTGGCTGACCGGAAGGAGGTACGGATGAAGATGGTACAGTTGTTTGAGAAGGAGAACTCAGTACTGTTATCTTTGTCTAAACTAACATGAAGGAATGTCTTGATAGAGTCGTCTAGTTCATCCCATGCAAGCTTCACACGTTCTAGAAGAGTAGCAGCTTCTTCCTTGCCTTGTGCCATTAAGCCTATATTAAAGTCTTCCTCGAACATAGCATCATCGAAGAAGTATATTAACCAGAAGGTTGATATACCTTGTTGGCGTGATTTAAGTATGATAAGACGTTCGTGGATAGATAACGCCTGGTATACACGCAATTGAGACATGTTCATAACGAATGGTATACGCTCACCATCTTTGTCAATGATAGTATAGAGGTTATTCAATCTCCATAGCTTAGACGTTAAGTACTCGTTAATGAACTGTTCATCTGATTCATAGTCAGTATAGAAGATATCACTGTATTCGAACATCTCAGGAAACATCTCTTCGAACTTGGTTTGACCTATACGCATCTCATTCATCGTTTTTGCAGTCCTTTAAATGCAGACACTTCTTTAGAAGCATAACTATTGCTTTGGTTCAATACGTTAACATTAGTTACTTGCTTATTAAAGAAAGCAACCTGCAACTTAGTTAGAGACTCAACTAATATAAGAAGCTCCTTAGAATCAACAGCAGTATCAGCCAGGTTATTAATCTTAGATGCTATAGTTAAAGCAGTTGTCTGTAGACGCTCATTGAGTACTAAATAACCGTCAACACTATCTGTAGCTTCATCTACCTTTGCTGATATAAGCTCACCTTCTGTAGGAGCTAATTCTTTTAAGTCTTGCCTAACTTCTTCAGCTACTCTATGTACAATTAGTTTATCAGCATCTACTAATAATGAGATATCACCATTCTCTTCTGCTAATCTTAGTTCTTTACGATAAGCTATAAGACGTGAATAAGGTACCTGCATTTCTTCACTAATAGTTCTTAGTGCTGCAGGAGAAGAATCAGCTTGCATTTTACCCATGATGCGTAGCTTTTCCTCATCGGAGATTTTCGTTGGCATCTAAGACCTCCTTCTTATGTTTAGCTAATGCTTCAAGAACTACATGACTGAAATTAATACCATTACGTATACAGATACCTTTAATATCTGCTACAAGGTCTGTATGCTCTTTATCGAACTTCTTAATTGAAAAACTAATTACCATCATGTTCTCCGTATGCATACAATCATAGCTATGCGGTCTTGGTCTGAGTTATTTTCTACCCAGTGTAGTTGTGAATTATCGAAGAAGTATACATCACCTTCAGTAGGGTCTATAACACCATCTTCAAAGTTGAATGTAGCACCAGGAGCATTCTTAATAGGAACATAGAATTTCTGATAGTATGCAGCATGCCAGCCACTATCAGTATGAGCAGCAATCTTACCACCAGGAGGAAGTTTAGTAATAAGTACACCACCTAGACGCTCACCATCCACTGCAGCCATGATATCAAAGATGATTTGACGTACTGCAGGTAAATCTAAATAAGCAGGGTACCAAATAGAATCATGCTCATCAGCAAAACCTTCAAAGCTACCTTTTTCAAGAAACGGTTGGATATCATTATATCTTATCCAAATATCCTCCATCTCACTGTGGGGAGACCCAGGCATCGTACGACGCATATTATATCTATCGAATAGATTTGTATTGATATCTAATTGTTCTTTAAGAGGCTTCACGTCGACCGTGAGGCCAATTCTGAAATGAGATTTATTCGCAATCACTGTAAAAACTCCTTGCTGCTCGTACGTTAATAAGATAAGGCTCTTTTACATTAATATTTAAACCTTTAAGTAAATTAGCTCGTTGAGGATTGAATGGAATACCATGAGTTAAGTATTCCCAGATATCTTCTAAGTGGTCATCGATATCAGCTATAGGTATATGAAGGCCTTCTAACTTATCTAACTTAGCTTTCATTACTGTTAACCCTTTAGTAAAATTAGCTTTATGTACCCTTTGACCATAAGCTACTGCTTCATCAATAGTACTATCGATAATAACTATCTTACTATCAGGGAAATGCTTCTTAATATCTATTAAGACTAAACCAGTATTAGCATCACCTGTACAAGGTCCTAACTTAGCTTTATATTCTTCTAGTTTATAACAGTTATTAGAACCTTCATGATGACAGTGATAACCATCATAAGACATAAGATTAGCAAGCCAAGCTGTTCGACTTCTTGGTAAGCCTAAAATAAAGAAACTCATTAGCTAAACCATATGAAAGCTAAAGTAATAAAAGAAGCTTTAATCTTATTAAGGAATGTATTGATAGGTACACGTGTTATATTAGATAGTTTAAAATCACGTAGGTCTCTACCTTGCATTTCAGTTTTAGTGCTTTTAGTTAAAACTAAATCATTAGTAAAATCGACTTCATACTTACCTAAACGTCTGGTTACTTTCATGTCAGTTCCTCTTGTCATTGAATTAAATTAATAATTTTATTATATATTATTCTATATACATTGTACACTCTTTTTTATATAATGATTTTTATGGCCGATGACAGACAACAAGTAAAAGGAATGACCAAGGGACAGTTTGGTGATGCAATACAATCACTACCAACTGACGAATCAGTACACGCTAAAATTACAGTAAGTGCTAGTTCACAAGAAGCAGATATGACAGGCTCACAACTTGTTCGTATTGCTTCTAATACCGATACCTATATTAAATTCGGTATTACTGGTCTAACTGCAACAGTAAGTGACTTATTCTTTCCTGCAGGCGTAGAAGTACTTGTTATGCCTAAAGATACTACTCATGTCGCTATAATCCAAGAATCAGCAGCAGGTATTGCTACTATCACTAAGGTGGGAGAGTAATGCTTCAACGTTTGATACAATGGTACAAATCGTACCTGCTAACTAAACAAATCAAAAATGGCACTGCCAAAAGAGGAAGAACTAATGAAAAAATTACGTAGTGCTTGGATTGAATTCAATCTACAAGTACGTGTATTATGGGAAGGATTAAAGTCTTTTGCGTTATATGCACTTACTGGAGCTGTTGACTGTATTACTCCTGTTGGTCGATTATATGCAACCGTAATTCATGCAGATGGTACACGAGAACAAATTGGTCTTATTAGTACGAAAGTCGTAACTGATGCTGGTGTAGCCTATCTGGTCGATGGTTTACAATCTGCTGGAACTGATGTAGCCTTGTTTAAATTCCATGCTTCTGGAACAGGTGTAGTAGCTGAAAATGTTACTGATACTACACTAGGAACAGAAGCTGCTACTCGAGTATCAGGTGCTCAAGCAGAAGGCGCAAGTGCTAATATCTATCAGACTGTTGCAACTATTCCATATACTGGTACTCTTGCAATTACTGAGCATGGTGTTTTATCTGCTGCTTCTGCTGGTACATTACTTGACCGTTCAGTCTTTACAGCAATCAATGTTATTAACGGTGATTCAATCGAATTCACTTACGAATTGACTCTTCCTGCTGGCAGCTAATGCTCGCCTGGCGTATCTATTATGATGACGGCTCTACCTTTGACGATAGTCAAGGGGAGCCTGAACACGCTCCTGCTTTTGGCGTGATTGCCATTATTGCCTATGAAGAAAAAGGTCAACGTATGATGCTACAGCGTTGGAACTATTATTGGGCTAAAGATTTAGATGGTAGACCTATTTGGTATGGTTCAGATTTTATCGGCTTAGTCGACCAATTAGCTCATGACAAAGATAGAAATATACATGGGCTAAAGCTTGGTAGAACAATACCAAATGAACTTTTTAATGACATTATTAGTAAAGCAGGGAATGACCCTGATTTATCAAAAACTCCAAGACAAATATTTAGGAATCAGCCGAGAGAGTTGAAGTAAATGACGCATAGTGTTATAAACTACGACCAAGACTCTTATCGTTGGCGCGATGATGACGGCACAGATGAAACAGATGCTACTTGGCTTGAGGTTGTTAATACTACGCATGAGTTCGATTTAGGTGCGGGCAACGTTCAAGCAAGACTAAGAATCTTAGTACAGGAAGATGGCGGCGTCGACGGCTTTAATTATTGGGGACTAATTCAGTATAGTTTAAATGGAGGCACATACACAGATGTAACAACTACTTCTTCTGTAGTTAAAGCATTTAATTCAACTAAACTTACAGATGATGGAGAAACAACACAACAACTAGGCTCCGGTACTTACGCCACTAATTCTAACGAAGGCCAGGTGCTGCCGGAGCAATGGACATTCTAGCTAATGAAGAATGGGAAATAGAATACACACTTGAGTTTATTAAAGCAGATTTAGCGGATGGGGATGTAGTAGAATTTCAAGTATATGATAGTAATAATGACGGCAATCAAACTTACACCGTAACTGCTCATTCTACTATTACCATACCCCCTCCTCCTGCAACTTGGAGACAAAATGAATATCGTTGGCGTGAAGACGATGGTAATGAAACTACCGCTACTTGGCCTGTTCTTGCTAACAATAATTTAGATATAGATGTAAGTTCAGGTAACGTACAACAAAGATTGCGATTTGTTATTTATGAGTTTGGAGATAATCCTGAAACGTATTTAGACGGTCAAATGGAATATCAGTTGAACGCTGGTGCTTGGACAGACATGACTACCGTTTCATCGGAGGTCAAAGCTTTTGATTCTACTAATATAACAAATGGGGGAGATACTACTGCACAAATAATAGGCACGATAATATCCCCTAACGCGGGTATTATTGAAGATGGTATTGGTGGTGATGCTGATTTCTTAGGTTTAGATTTTGTTGAAGTTGAATATACTATAGAGTTCATCGCTGCTGATTTAGCAGACAGCGATGCAATGCTTTTTCGAGTAAAAGGATTAGATGCTTATAACAGTACTGGCTCAGCAACAATAACTAAAATATCGGGCACTCTATATTATTCAACTCCTGTTGGGTCTTTAACTGGTACTGGTGCTATGACATCGGTTAACTTATTTGCTAGACTAATGGCAGGTGTTATAACTGCTGCAGGTATTGTAGCAACTAAGCTAACTGCGTTTAGAACAGTAGTTGGCTCTTTGACTAGTACAGGTGCTTTATCTACTGTACTAACTGCGTTTAGAACATTCACAGGTTCTATTACACCTTCTGGTTTACTGACTAAAGCTACAACTTATGTAAGAGCATTCGCAGGGTCTATTACAGGCTCTGGTATCGTCTCTGGAGTCAAGAAAGTTGTTAAAGTATTGACAGGTAGTATAACTGCATCTGGTATACTATTAAAGAGAATACCTTTACATCTTGTAGGTGTCATAACAAGCACAGGTAGTATAACTAAAAAAACATTTAAGTCGTTTACTGGTAGTATAACAGGTTCAGGTATACTTACTACTGCAAAGCTATACTTCAGAACATTCACAGGTAGTATAACAGCAACTAGTGTATTAGTTGGTAATAAGGTAGTAGGTTTATTTTATCAAGCTGTCAGTGGTTCAATGACTGTAGCAGGAACAGTAAATAAGAAAACAAGTATCCTATTTAGTAGTACAATAACAAGTAGTGGCATTCTGGCTAAGAAGACTCTGAAAACATTAGAAGGCTTTTTAACCTCAGCAGGGACTGTCTTTAAAAGAATGTCATTACTCCTAATTGGTTCTATAACTGCCTCTGGTTTATTAGATACCTTAATAACTGTGCAACGTACAGTAACAGGTACAATAACTGCTTCTGGTACTATAGTTAAAAGAACAGGTAAAGCTTTAGCTGGTGGTATAACTGCAACTGGACTATTACTTAAAAAGATACCTATGCGTTTAGCTGGTAGTATAACAGCAACTGGAGCACTATTTAAAAAGACTTCTAAGTTATTTACTTCATCAATAACTGCTATCGGCAATCTGTTTCCGAGTTTTGTGTCTTTCAAAACGATTGCTGGTAGTATTACTATGACAAGTATAGTTGCAGGTATTGTAGGTATAACACCTATTATAGTAGGTCATGCTAAACGATTATACTATCGTATGCTAGGAAGAAGATAAATTAATAAATTTATTAAGTTTACATTCTATATATAATGTAATATAATCAAAATAATTGATAAAAGGAGAACACAATGAGCAATCCAGACACTGCCGCTCAAGTTGAGTTTCCAGAAGATGATACTGATAATACGTCTACTGCTGAAACTTCATTTGACACGGCTAAGTACGAAAGTGATATAAGTGAAGCAGTAAGCAATATGGAATTTGATGAAGACGGCAAATGGAACGTACCGAAAGATATGTCACCCGAAATGCAATATTCAGTCAATGCAGAACGTAGACGCCGAGATACACAGAAGTCATTTACCAAGTCTCAACAAGCACTGAAAGTAGCAGAGTCTAAGACCACTGCGCTAACAGAGCAACTTGAAGTTTCCATCAGACCGAATCTGACAGTAGAGCAAGCTGAAGAACTTGAAGACCTGAAAGAATCAAATCCTGATGCATGGCGTGCTAAGTTGAATGAATATGATACTGAAGCATATAGCAAATATGAGAAGACGTTAGAAACTATCGACTCTGATGCTGAGCAAGAAGTTGAATTGGAAGATAGACAAGTACTCTTGGAACAATTCATCAGCGACAATCCAGAATTGAAGCTAGATGATAACGTTTTTGAAAACGACCTGCCTCCGCGGATTACAGGTAAGTTAAGTAAAGGTGAAATCTCATTTGCTGAGTTTTTAACTGAAGCAAAAGAGTATCTAACCAAAGGTAAGAAGATTGCAACTTCTGACACTGGTGAAGAAGAACCTGAGCTTAATAAATCTGGTGGTGCGAGTAAAGCAACAGATGAAGCTGTTGATGCTGATTCTGCTGCCTCGTACGAAAAAGAAATATTTTAGCAAATAGGAGGTAGACAATGTCTACTGCAGTAGTTCCACTGACGTCCGACCTTAAGCGTAAGAAATGGATGCGTGAAGGCTTGATTCAAAAAGCCTCTGTTTCATTTTGGAATGCTTATCAAGGTATGTCGTCAGACTCAATCGTCTTCCAGGCGAATAACACCAACTCAAAAGAAGGTCACACTGTTGTCTTCGATTTTGATGGTAACATCTCTGGTAAAGCTGTCAAGGGCAAAGATACTGCTTTTGGTAAAGGCGAGCAAAAACGCAAGTTCTCTGATAAAGTTACTGTTGAACGTTACCGTCTCGTTGTAGACAATGGTGATGATTTCGATGGTGTTGATATCGGTGACTTATCTATTACTGAACACGCTGATTCACGTTCTAAGTTGGGTGACTTGTTCATTCGCTTTAAAGACCAAGCATTGTTTGACTCTGCTCAAGGTCTGTTGGGTCAAGCACCATCTCATACTATCGATTTGGGTTCTACTTTCACCTGGACTGATTTACTCGATATCGAGAAAATCTTAAAGACCTCTAACGGTTTCACTAGTGGTGGCATCCGCCGTCCATTAGACCCATTCCGTTTAGAGAACAAAAAGCCAATTTGGTTATTTGTTATTGATTCTGCTATGAAGAATATCTTGATGCAAGATGCTACAGCTGTAACAGGCTTTGCTAACATTATGGCTTCAGGTGACGTTCGCGGTAACAACAATCGTTTAATTAGTGGTATTATCGGTAAAATCGGCAATCTACTAGTTGTTGAAGCTGAACAGTTCTTTGGCTCTACAGCAGGTTCAGTCTTAGGTTGGGGTCTTGATGACTCTGAGATTGAAATGTGTGGCTTACGTCAATATGATGGTGCGGCTCCTGCCTCAGCATTATGGACTGGTCAGGCTGGTTTTGACTACGCAAGTGTGAACTTACACTCTCGTGGCTTAATCATGGGTGCGGGTGCTATGCAGTTAGCTTTCGGTAAGATGCCAGATTATAAATTCCAGGAATCGCAAGATTTTGGAATCAAGTCTGAATCTGCTGTTGAGTTCTGGATGGAATCGCAGAAAACTAACATGACTGCTGAGAATACAGATTATACTGCTGCCAAGGTTGCTGACCTTGACTACGGTGTTGTTGCTGTTGACTTGCAAGTCCAATAAGGGAGAATAGCTCATGGCACGTTTAAATAAAACTCGTACTTTAGCTATCGCTCAAAAGAAGGGTGTCTGCGTTGCAGTCATTCCTTTTGTTGAAGCGGATATCCTGGTTGACGGTTCTGTATATGTAAATATGCCGGCTCGTTCATTGATTACTCGCGTTGTAAGTAACATTACAACTGCATCAGGTACGGCTTCTGCCACACTTGATATAGTAGCGAATGGTACTAACGTTGTTGAAGAACTGGCGGTGGCAGCAGCTAACGTTGGTGATGAGACTTTGGTACCAGCAGCTCAATACATGGAAACAGGTGGTGAGTTAGTAATCAAGGCAGGTGGTGTAACTCCAGCTGATGGTGCGTTAATCGGTGAACTTATTATTGAGTACATTGAACTCGATAAGAACACTGGTGAGTACACTAAACACTTAAGTTCATAAGTGTTGATGTAAGTAATTGGGAGGCCTAGAGATAGGCTTCCCGTTCTCACATATAGGTAAAGTTATGCGTAAAGATTTGACTAGAAATGGTAACATAAACGAAAAAAGAAATATAAGTGTAGCTGTAATTAGTGTAGGACCTGATAGCTTAGTAGGTGATGGGTCTGTTTTTGCTGTACTTCCTGCATATTTTCTTTTGCGTAAAGTAGACCTAATAATACATAGTAAAGCTGATACACTTGGTGATACTGTTAGTTTAAATGTAGGTGCATTTACAGCAAGTAATTGGCTTGTAGATAGTACATCTCCACCTATACTATCTATTTTTAATTATGCCATACATAAAAAGGTATGGGGTGATGCTAATTTTACTTCTAAAGGTGGTTCAGGAGATACGTTAGTTGGTTTTACTGGTACCTATGTTATTCAGTATATAGAGATAGATAAAACAACAGGTAAATTCACGAGGTTCTAATGGGACGTATAGCAGATGTACTATTAAGAGTAAGAGATTCGTTATCTGACCCTGATGCAGATAGATGGTCTGACGCTCGTTTACTTCGTCTAATAGATGAAGCTCAAAAAGATATTGCCACTAAGAACAAATTATTAAGAACAACCGTAAACATACAATTATTCCCTAATCAGAATGTGTATAACTTACCTTCTGAAGCTATCAATATCATGCGTATTACTGATTTAGATGGCAATAAAGTAACTCTTAAATCTCATGCTCAAATGGATGATATTAATCCTACATGGGAATTTGATACAGGTATATCACTTGAATATATAGTTTTTGATAAACTAAATCCTGGTCAGTTTAAAACTTATCCTATACCAGAAGTAGGTGATATTCCAGACACATATATAGCTGGTGCATACGGTATAGTTGTTAGTATTGAAGGTGATACAGTTGCTTCACCTTATGGTGTAGTAGTTGATATCAATGAGTCTGTTACTCAAACAGCAGAATTTAACTCTGTTTACGGTGAATTATCAGACATGTCAGAAGTAGTTAAAAGTCTTTTAGTTTACTATCATGAACGACCTGCTGAAATTAATGCAATAGACATTGGTACATCTGTATTAGTTATAGATGAAATGTATGATAAAGCTATTAAGCATTACGTAGTTGGTATGGCTTGGCGTGATGACCAGGATACACAGAATAGAAAGTTAGGTACAGAAGAACTACAGTTTTATGCAATGGAATTTGTTAGTGCTAAAAAGCACAGTGCTGCTGATAACATTAGCTCCTCTAAACAAGAAACTAATTACTATAGTGGGTTTGAATAATGGCTGACACAATTACACTTACAAAAGAGCTTGCTGGTTTAGAAGATGTATTAGTAGGTACAGGTACAGTAAATCAAGTAAGAGCAGGCGTATCTGTACCTATTAGTAAATTAAATATAAAGAATTTAAGTTCTGATGTACTTGATACAGACGCATCTGTTGTAGCAGGTGATACAAGGTTCTTTCTATATGATGTTGATAATGCTACATTAGAGCGTGTTACTGTTGGTATTGCTGATAGTGGCGGCGCAGGATTTAAAGTCTTAAGGATACCAAACTAATGGCTGAGAGTAGAGTAATAACTAAAGAGTTACTAGGTTTAGAAGATATTCTTACTGGTGTAGGTACAGTTAGCCAAGTTCGTGGTGGTACTAGTTTACCTATAACTAAGTTAAATGCTAGTAATATTAATTATGATGCAACCGAAACTATTAAAGACGTACTAGGTAAAAAAGCTACTGTATTAGCTAATGTAGTAGCTATGCAAGCACTAGTAACTGTTAATGGTCAAACAGAGTATGTTCTTTTACGCGGTTACGATGTCTCAGGTGACTCGGGCGGTGGTTTATTCTGGTTAGATACTTCTGATACCTCATCCTCTGAAGACCTAATAAGTATATTTGAACCTGATGTAGCAGCTAATGGGCGTTGGAAGCGACTTGATTTAAGTCGTAGTATGTCTGCTGATAATGGTGACGCTAATCTAACTTTAGTTGCAGGTGATGAATGTATACAGTTATTTGATACTGTTTTAACTGTTAATCGTACAGTTACCTTACCCACAGTTAATCTATTTAAAGGTATGCGATTCAATTTAATTTATACTACTGCTAGTGCATTTACACTAGCTATAGATAGTGTATATACTTTTGGCGTAGGTGATTCAGGGACTATTGATATACAGTATGATGGAACAGACTGGGAAGTATTATCATTACATACAGATAAATCAGCACCATACGCAGGAGATGCAGGTGGTACTGTAGACGCTATAACTGTGTCTGTTGGTATGAAAGCATATGATGATAATGATATTATCTTTTTGCGTTCTTTAGGTAGTAATACTGTAACTGCACCAACAATAAATGTAGATAGTTTAGGTGCAAAGACTATTGTTACAAATGGTAATACTGCTTTAGCTGTAGATGATTTAGGTCCAGCTGGGCGTGAGTTAATACTTAAGTTTAATAATGCTAATGATAATATGGAGTTATTAAACCCTGCCCAGTATACAGGTGGAACTATAATCAAAGCTTGGGGTATACTAACAACTAATACAGCCATTGATATGTCATTAGGTGACCTACACATAATTGAAGCAGGTGCAAATATTACACTTACATTCTCTAGTTCTAATGTAAACGATAGAGCCACAATTGCAATACAGAACGGCGGTGGTTGGACTATTACAGTAGCCGGAGTTGATAATAATACACCTACTCTTACGATTGGTACGAACGTACAAGATATATTAGGTTTAATAAAATCTCACGGTAAAATAACTACAGTTGGTCTTATGGATAATGTGAGTGCAGTATAATGAGTGCTTTAGCTGGAAATACAGACTATCAACCTTTTGGAACTTATACAGACCTTTTAGATGGTAACATGGGTGCTGATTGGTCTGACCCAGGTGGTGGTGGTGTACAAGAAATGGATACTGAAGATGCACTTACACTAAATACAGTATCTTATGAAGCTTTTGCAGCTATAGGTGGTTTTGTTAGTCAAGCCAGACAGACAGAATATTACCTTAGTAGGGTTGATGCATTAGGCTTTGATGTATCAGTATTACCAATCGGGGCAATTATATTTGGAATAAAAATAAGAGCTAGGGCTTGTAGTTGGGATGGTACGTTAAAGTATGAATTAAGAAGCAAAGATTTAGTTCTACGTCTAGATGGTGCTCAAGTAGGAACAGATGAAAGCAGTTATACAACACTCGAACAATTAGGGGACGACGCTACTATTCCATATCACTATGAAGGAAGTGAAACTAATCTATGGGGTATTAATCCATTTGGATATGGTAAAGCAGCAGACTTAGGCATTAGATGGCGTTTTGCTGGTTTTCATAACGCTACTTCTGGTGGACCTTATACTCATGAGAAAGCTTTTTGGGTAGACCATATTTTTGGTCAATTAAGCTGGAAAAACACCGGCGTAATGTTGGCAATGTAAATGAAATTACAAATATTTAACGGTGGTTTAAACACAAGACAGTCAGCGCATCTATTACAGACTAGCGAGGCTGTTGAGTATTCTAATATTGACAATGAAGCCAGTACTTTACAACCAGTTAAAAAGAAGGCTACTTCAGGTACTGCATTAGACCAATGGGCTTATTATTTTGAAGCATTAGCAGTTTGGGAAAGTTCTACTACAAAACGGCACTACTTAGAGTATCAAGCTAACTTATACTATACAGAAGCTAATCAGGTACCAAAGTATTTTGATGGCACTACACACTATCTACTTGGTATAGTTGGACCTGTTACTGCAGCTACGGTTGCTGTTAATGCTACTGGTGCATTAAATGGTACCTATACATATGTATTTACTTACTATAATAGTACTAAAGGTGTTGAGTCACAACCTTCTCCAGTTTCTGCTGAAGTTGCTGTAACTTCTCAAGGTGTTGACTTAACTGGTATGGTTGCATCCCTAGACTCTCAAGTAGACGAAAAGCGCATATATAGAGTTGGTGGTACGCTAACATCATTTACTTTAGTTACTACTATACCTAATGCAACATTAGCTTATTTAGATAGCTCATCAGATACATCTTTAGCTGGTGATGATATGGTTGCTACAAACTATAATCAGTGTCCAGCAGGCATGAAGTACTTAACTGAAGCATATGGCATTATGTTTGGTGTACTAGGTGATAAGTTATACTTTTCTATGTCAGGTCAATTTACTTATTGGCCTGCAGTTAACTTTATTGACTTCCCTGTAGAGATAACAGGTATTGCATCTATTAGTTTAGGTATTATAGTTTTTACTAAGTATAAGTCATATATTATAACTGGTACTAGTCCAGCGGCATTCTCTAAACGACCATTTAGTGGTGACCAAGGTTGCTTATCATTTGATTCTATACAGTATGCTAAAAACACTATTTTATGGGTATCATCAGATGGTATATGTGCTGTTGATGGTTCTCAAGTTAAAGTACTATCTAAAGATAAACTAGGTGCTGTATCTTTATCAATCATAAACTCTGCTTTTCATAATGAAGTATATTATGTACTAAAGAGTGATAATTCTATCTTAGCTTACGACTTTAGATATGGTGCTACTTTAAAAGAACTAACATTAGATATAACAAATTTAGTGGTAGCCGAAGATATATTGTATGGGTATAAAACAGATAGTTATTTTGAGTTATTTGCAGATTCAGTTGATGAATCATTTACATATACTTCACCAGAATTATCTGATGGTTCATTGACCTTACGTAAAACTTATAAGTCTGTTCTTATACATAGCTCTGGTTCAATTACAGTAGAAGTCTATATTGATGGAATACTACGAAAGACTAAATCATTTACTACTCATGAAACACATGAAGTAAAAGTGCCAGAAGAGTATAAAAATGGTTATCATATACAGTTCAGATTAACAGGTACAGGCGAAGTAATTGAAGTAGATTATACGGTAGGAGCATTCGATAAATGAGTGATGCTATACTACCTGATATTCCTGTATCTGCTCTTGATAATATAGAAGAGCAATATACTGCATTAGTTGATTTACGAACTAAATTAGAGTCTTTGTATCATGCTTTACTTGCTAATCCAGCAATAGCTGATATAGCCAATACAGCAGCTACTGTCGGTGCATCATATGTACAGGCTGAAGTGCAACAAATAGCAGATGACACAGAAATAGCATCTGATAAAATAGATACATTATTAGCAACCTTGCGTACAGCAGGAATTATAGGAGAATGATATGCCTTGGGGATATTTAGGTGTGGCAGTAGTTTCAGGCGTAATGGCTGCTGACGCAAGTGAGAAAGCATCATCAGCAGCAGATGCAAGAGCAGCTAAAGCAGGTGAAAAGTCTGATGAACTAATTGCTTTTGAAAAAGAAAAGTATGATGAGTGGAAAGACATCTATGGCGACATAGAACAAAACTTAGCTGACTTTTATGAAGGTATGACACCAGAAGTTATGACTTCTGCTGGTTTGCAAGATGAAGCACAATCTTTTGCTACAGCACAAACTAAGATTAAAGAATCATTGGCTCAGCGTGGTTTAGGTGGTAGTGGTCTTGAAGCTGACCTTATAAAACAACAAGAAATCGGTTCAGCTGAAACACGGGCTGAGATTCGTCGTGATGCTCCTCTAAAAGTAGCTGAAATGCAACAAAATTTCTTGCAGCCTAATTTAGCTAGAAAAGAATCAGGTGAACGTAATATAGCTTCTGCAATGCAAAGTGGTGCTTCTGTATCAGACCGTATTGCAGCAGATAAACAAAGTAGATTAGATTCAGATGCTGCATCATTATGGGAAAGCTCTGGTTCAATGCTTAGCACAGGTCTGAAGACATATGCTAATCAACCCGATAAAACAACAGAAGTAAAAACAACTTAGGAGTCTATTATGGTAGGTAAAGCAGCAGGGTTTGCTCATGCTTTAGCAAAAGGTGCAGAAGGTTACGCTGCAGGTAGTGCTGACCGTGATGCGGCTAAAGTACGAAAAGCAGAAGGCGAAGCTAAGTTAGCTAAGCTAAAGCATGCTAAAGATACTGGTGCAGTTAATACTGAGATGGATGCCTTAACTGCTCAGAATAAAGAGCTATTGCGTCAGAATCAAGCACAGCAAACATTTCGTTCTTTAGATGCATATACTGCTGATTATGACACCAGACACTTAAATAATCTAATACAGCATCCTATGATGAAAGATAAGTTTAATGACTTAGCTTCATTAGATAGAGTTGATGTATTTAACGACAAACAATTAATTCATAACACAGGTTTTAACCCTGAAGTATTTACTGATGAAGCCACTAAAGAAAATGCAGCTGGTCGTTATGTAAAAGCCACTATGAAAGATGGCACCAAAAAGATTATTGATATGATGACTATTTATGGTGGTACTGGCTATACACGCTACTTAGAAAATCAAAAACTTGCTGATTTATTAAAAAGAGCAAGTATCAATAAAAAGTCTGGTAACAAAGGACCTGGTCCACTTGAGCGTGATGCAAAGGTTATAGCAGATGCAGAAGAGCGAATCAAGAAAGCAGAGGCGGAAGGTAAAGAGCCTAATCCGAAAGATGTTCAAATTTCTAAGCTCGGTGATAAGATGAAAGGCGGTGTGAAACTTGGCCAACTTGGTGAAGCTGACGACCGCACTAAAAATTTACTTAAGACTTTTGGTGGAGCTGATAAATTCTTTAGTACTGATTTTAGTAAACGCGAGAATTACCTTAAAGCTTATTCTGATATATCAGCTATTGAACGATTAGAAAATGTTCAATATACTTCTAAAGAGAAGACAGACCTTAATAGTATGCGTATGCTTATAGCTATGGGTGACCCAGGTAAAAACCTAACAAGCAAAGAAACTGGCTTATACGATTCTGCTCTTATGAAAGCTAAGAAATATGTATCTGACAATGTTGATGGTGTAGCAGCAACATCTGCTTATGCTGCATTCAGAAACACAGTACGACATGCATTATTTGGTTCTGCGTTAACAGAAGCTGAGATTAAAAGCTTTAAAGAAGCATTCGGTACATTAGGTCAAAAGCTTGGTCCTGTATTGAATCAGTTTAAAACAGCACTAACTCAAGTTAAAGCAAAGCTTGAATCTGTTGCACGAATGAAGAATCCATACTCTGCTCATGTACGATTAGGAGTAGACCAACAAAAAATGGATGAGATACTCGCAAGTATCGACCAACGTATAGAAGCACTAAATGATTTAGATGTAGGTAATAAACCTAAACCTAAAGGTGATGCGGACCTCAGTGGTCTTGGAGGAGCTAAAGAATGAAGGCAGATGTAGAAACATTAAGAGATACTTTTAAAGTAGGTTATGAATCCTATGAAGCATCTCGTTATGAAGCTGAAACTGTATGGAATTTATTTCATAACAGACAGTATACAGCTGACCAATTAGCTGTACTAGAAAACCGTGGACAACCAAAAGAAACGTTCAATGTAGTTAAACTATTTGCACGTATGCTTATTGGTTACTATTCTACTGTAGTTAATACAGCTACTGCTATGCCAACTAAGGAAGCAGAGATATACACTGCTGCACTTATTAATGATATAATGTCGTACACCTTTAGAACAAATAACTTTACAGCTGAAGGTGATACTATTAAGTTAGGTGGTATTATATCTGGCTTATTCATTAGTTATATTAATGTAGTTCCTACTGGTGAGAGAGATAGATTTGGCAGACCTATCAATAAAATTGAAATTGAGTCTGTACCAGATAATGAAGTTATCTTAGACCCTATGAGTCGTAAAGATGACTATTCAGATGGTCGTTATATTCACCGCTTTAAGTGGGTTGCTGAAGATGAAGTACGTAACTTATATGGACAAGAAAAACTTGACCAGTTAGAATCGTACTATAACCATGTTGATATTGAAGGTGCTGAGTTTGAGTATTCTTACAATGGTGAGTTCACTGGTTACTATAAAATTTTTGATAACTATCTAATAGTTCACTCTGTACTTATTGATGACGAAGGTCGTACATGGTCAGTACACTGGTCTAATATGGTAGAATTGTTCCGGAAGGAGATTACTTTCAAGGAAGTTAAATCACCATTCCGTGTACAGAAGTTGCATACATCAGACCGTACCGAATACTATGGTATTTTCCGTGAGATTATTGAGACTCAACATGCTATTAATCAAGCATTAGTTAAGATTCAATTAATGGCTAGCACACAGAAAGCTTACGTTGAGTCTGGTGCTGTGGATAATATAGCTGATTTTACTAGAGCATTCAATCGCGTTACATCAGTAGTTGAAGTATCTGACTTAGCTGGTATTAAGATTGAAAATATGAGTCGTGAAGTACTTGACCAGTATACTATTATTGATAAAGCATTTGACCGCATACAAAAGATACTATCTATTAATGATAGCTTCTTAGGTATGGCATTTGCATCTGATAGTGGTCGTAAGGTTAAGTTACAACAGAATGCTACTATAACTGCATTACGTTACCTCACAGGTCGTATAGAACAATTCTATCGCTTACTTGGTCAAGATGTAGCTAATCTAATTAAACAGTTTTATACAGCTGAACAAGCTTTACGCATATCAGATGAAACTACTGGTTCGCGTTGGGTTTATGTAAATCAACCTATGCAGATTCCTACAGGTGAACTCGGTCCTGATGGTGAACCTATATATGAGTTTGCCTATGAAGAAGTACGTGACCCAGCTTCCGGAGAGGTAATGGAAGATGAAGATGGTAACTTATTGTTTGCACCTATTCCAGAAGGTGAAACTGAATTAGCATTCACAGATGTTGAGATTGAAATTGCTACAACTGCGTATAATGATGAAGATGAGAAGAATCAACTAATGCTTGAAACAATACTTTCAGGTAATATAGGTCAGTTGTTATCTCAGGTTAATCCTTCAGGTTACTTCCAAGCTGCATCATTA